ATGGCGAGAGCCAAGGGCGACGGGTCGCTCTACAAGGACAGCAGGGGCTACTGGACCGCGAGTGTCACCCTCCCCGAGGGGCCCGACCAGAAGCGGCGCCGCAAGACGGTCCGCTCGAAGGACCGCGGCATCGCCGCCCAGAAGCTCCGCGACCTCCGCGCCGAGCTCGACCAGCACGGCGATGTCATCACCGCAGCGCCCACCGTGAAGGCCTGGTGCGAGAAGTGGCTCAAGGAGACCGCGCCGGAGCGGCTCCGCCCCCGCACCCTCGACACGTACGCCGGGTACGTCAGCCGCTGGATCATCCCCGCGATCGGCCGGGTGAAGCTCGCCGACCTCACACCCCGCCACGTCGAAGCGGTGCAAGAGCTCTGCAAGACCGGGTACGGCGAAGGCAAGGACGCGAAGAGGCCCGTCTCCTCCACCACCCGCCTGCAGATCCACCGCATCCTCGCCGTGATCCTCCGCGACGCCGTCCGCGCCGGCCACCTCCGCCAGAACCCCGCCGACCGCGACCATGTTGCGGCGCCGAAGCGGCGCCACGTCGAGACCAGCGTGCTCACCGGCGCCCAGACCCGCGCGCTGCTCGAGGCGGTCGCCGAGGACCCCCTCGCGGCGCGGTGGGCCCTCGCGCTCTTCACCGGGATGCGGCAGGGCGAGTGCCTCGGCATCGAGCGCGGCGCCATCGACCTCGAGCGGGACCTCGTCACCGTCCGCTGGCAGGTGCAGAAGCTCAAGCAGGGCGCGAAGCCCGACGAGTCGATCCCCCAGCGAGACCTTGGCCGCGGCTACTGGCTCCTCCCCCCGAAGACCGGAGGCTCCTTCCGCGTCGTCCCGATCATCGAGCCGCTCCACGTCGCCCTCGAGACGCACATCGAGCGGATGCCGGCGGAGACGGAGAAGCACGACCTCCTTTTCCGCCGCGCCGACGGGATGCCGCTGGACCAGAAGACCGACCGGAACGCCTGGAAGGCCATCCTCGCCGCCGCCAAGCTGCCGCCGGTCCGGCTGCACGATGCCCGGCATGGCGTCGCCACGCTGCTGCTCGAGGCCGGCGTCGACATCCACGTCATCCAGACGATCCTCGGGCACTCCTCCGTGCTCACCACGAAGGGCTACGCCCACGTGAACACCCGCCTGGCCCGTGAGGGTCTCGAGCGGATGGAGAAGCTGCTCGCCGCCTGACCGATCACCGGAGCCCCCCGCCCTTCCTGGGCGGGGGGCTCTTCTTGTTTGGCGGACAGGTGTCCGTACCGACGGGTGTGGTTCGAACACACGTTCGACCAGACGAAGGAGTTCCATGCCGACCATGACCCCACCGCCCCACCGAGCCGCGATCGACGCGGTGTGGGCCCTGGCTGGGATCAGCCCGCAGCAGGCCGCAGAAAAGGCCGGGGTGCCGCTGCGAGTCATCTACTCGCGGGAGGCATCCCCGGCCCTGCTGGCTCGGGTGGTGCGGCTGTCGACTCAGCCCTGCCCGGCCGAGGCGAGGATCGCGATGCACTGAGCGATGGGCGTGGCGCGCTGCGACTCGGGGATCCGCTGGATGAGCGGGCCCATGAGCGCGAGCAGCTGCGCGGTCGACTCGTCGTACTCGGTGGCCTCATTGAGCCCGAGCGCGGCTTCCATGCGGGCAATGGTGCCCTCCTGGCCGGCGGTGCGGCCGGCCTCCATGTTCCCCACGGTCTTGAGCGAGACGTCAGCCGCGGCCGCCAGCTCGGCCTGCGTCATGTTGAGGCGCTTGCGCTCGGCGGTGATGGCGGCGATCCGCGCCTTCTTGTCGACTTTACTCATGGGTAGAGACTAGCTAGGTCTTACTCTTTTACGCAAGGCGAGAGTAAAACTACACGGTTGTAGTTGCCTGAATGAGTAAGACATGCCAGACTCTTACCCATGACAGCAACCACCGCACCGCAGCAGCAGGGCAGCCCCCTCGGCACCGCGATCCGCACCCTACGCCTCGCCGCGAACCTCACCCTCGCCGACGCGTCCAAGATCGCCGGCATCTCCCCCGCATACCTCTCCCGAGTCGAGAACGGTCTCGCCTCCCCCTCCCCCGCCTGGGTCTCCACCGTCGCAGAAGCCATCGGGAAGCACCTCGACACCCCCCCCTCGCAAGACCCCGTCCGTAGCTTCCTACGGCCGCCCGCTCGCCGGGTGATCTCCAAGGAGACCTCATGTCGCTCAACGACGCCATCGACATCGTCCGCCCCGTCCTCGCCCGGGACGGCATCACCGCCCGCCGCCCCATCCGCGACGCCGCGATCACCTACCTGAACTGGTGGAACGGCCACGCCGAGGCGATGCCCTACTCCGACCCCACCGGGGAGCGCGCCGTGAAGCGCATCCTCGCCAGCGCCTGACCCGCACCACCCCGCTCCACCCCTCGAGCCCTCGCCGATCCCGGCGGGGGCTTCTTGCATCCCCGAAAGGACCCGTCATGTCTCACCTCACCGTCTCCGGCAAGGAGCTGCGCATCGCCCTCGAGGTGCTCGCACCCATGGCCGCCAGCGGCTTCGACGTCAAGCTCCTCGCGGCGGTCCACCTCCGCTCCACCCCCGAGAAGGCGACCCTCTCCGCCACGGACCGCTACGGCATCGGCCAGTGGACCTTCGAGCCGGTCAACGCTGACGGCGACCTCAACCTCGCGCTCTCGACCACCGACGTGAAGCGTGTCCTCTCCGTCCTCCCGACGTTCCGGCGCCGGGATGAGGACGTCAACGTCACGATCACGGCCGACGGCGACCGCATCACCGTCGAGACCGCGGACGGCGACCGCATCGTCTCGACCCACGTCGAGGGGAAGACGCCCGACTTCGACGCCCTCTTCCCGACCGAGCGTGGAGAGCTCGCCGGGGTAACCCTCGCCCCGGACAAGCTCGCCCGCTTCACCGCCGCTGGGCGCCGGATCGGCCAGTGGGACAGAAAGTACAGCCACGCCGGTCTGCGCCTCGCTCTCACCGCTGAGTTCCGGGCCGTCGTGGTCACCCTCGGCGAGCTCGAGCGGTTCCGCGGCCTGCTCATGCCGATGCGTGACGGAGGTGCGTACTGATGCCCACCCCCCAGTACACCGCCCCGCCGTGGGTGCTGCTCATGCAGGCCCACGCCGACAAGGCCGAACTCGCCCTCGCCCAGCGCGCCGTCGCGAAGGACATCGCCGACGCCGCCCACGACGACGTGGCCGGCCCCCGCCGCCAGACCCACCGGAAGGAGCCCCACCGTGGCTGACCTGACCATCCAAGCCTCCCCCGTCCTCGTCTACCGGACGCAGGCCGCGGCGATGCTCGCCACCAGCGAGAAGCGCGTCATCGAGCTGGTCCGCGACGGGTACCTCACCGAGCGCTACCCCGACAGCAAGCCCCGCTACCTCGTCACCGAACTCGAAGAGTACGCGAAGTCCCTCCCCACCGAGAGGAAGAAGGACCGATGAGCGACCACAAGCCGATCCCGCTCCCGTCTCCGCAGACCCCCGTGTCGGGGCTGGCGAAGCATGACGCGGAGATGCGCCGCCGCATCATGGCGGACCTCCTCCCCCACTCGCACGGCGCGATCACGACGACGGAGGAGCTGCTCGAGGTCGCGGCCTGGGTCGAGCACGGCGACGAGGGGGACGAATGAGCATCTTCATCGCCACTCTGGACGGGCTCTCGAATGTGGCCGGCCTGGTCGTGGTGCTCGGTGCTGCCGGGTTCTGCGCCGCGATCCTCCCGAGTGCTTGGGGGCGGGATGGCTGACGACATGCTCTCCGCGCTGATGGACGCGATCGATCGCCGCGCCGCCGAGGACACCACATCCCTCGATGAGGCACGACAGGCCCGGTCCGCCCGCACCCCCGACATGAACAACCCGCTTGCCCCCGTCTACCAACGCCCCCAACGGCGCACCATGCGCCCGTACCGGGACCCGGTCGGTGAGCAGGCGGTTGGCAACATCCGCAAGAAGGAGAAGAAGCAATGAGCCGTGCACTGCAGTACCAGACCATGATCGGCTGCAACGCCGACCACACGCAGCCGAACAGGCTGTTTCCTGACTCGACCGCGCCGGTGTTCTACCCAGCGGCGTACTTTGTGCGCCGGATGACGATGCTCCGCCTGGGCGCGGACGGCGTGCCCGAGGTGGTGGCGGCATGACGCTCAAGACCCGCCAGCCCACGGGTAAGCCGCCGTGGCCGCACCTGCTGATCGCCGGTGCGTCGAAGGCTGGGAAGACGTACGCGTGCGCTGAAGCGTCCGCGTCCGACCTGATCGACCGGACCTACTGGCTGGGGATCGGTGAACCGGACCCGGACATGTATGGAGCGATCCCCGGCGCGTCGTTCGAGATCGTCGAGCATGACGGGTCGTGGCGCGGTATCGGCCAGGCCCTCGCGGCGATCAACGCACAGGGCCCGTCTCTGCTGGTCGTCGATTCGATGACCCGGCTGTGGGACCTGCTCAAGGACGAAGCACAGGCCGAGGCAACGGCCCGGGCGCGGCGGAAGAACCGCGGCAACCCGGACGAGGCCCGCATCGACATGGATCTGTGGAACCGGGCGAAGGAGCGCCACGCCGCGGTCGTCACCACGATCCAGCAGCACGACGGCCCAGTCCTGATGACAGCCCGCCTCGATGTGGTCACGGCGATGGATGACCGGGGCCAGCCGACGAAGGACAAGGACCTCAAGATCCAGACGGAGAAGAACCTGCCGTACGAGGTCGATGGGGTTGTGCTGATGCCGGAGCGGGGCAAGGCCCGGATCGATGGGCTCCGCTCGATGGTGTGGCAGATCAGTCAGCCCACGGACATGCCGGGGTTCACGGTCGATGGGCTGTGGCGCCGGTTGGGGCTGGGTGAGACCGAGACCGCGCCGGCGAAGCACCGGGAAGTCAAGGGGGCGGAGTCGACCACGGACCAGTCCCCCGCCGATCGGGCGCGGGACGACCTGCGGATCGCGCTGGGCGGCGACAACGCCCGGATGCTCGCCGCAGTGGAGCGGTTCGCCGCCATGACGAACGGTGACCAGCTCAAGACCAGCACGGACGATCAGGCCATCCGGGATCTGATCGAAGCGATGAAGGAGGAGACCCATGCTGCTGCGTGACATCAACCTGCGGTACGCCGCGCTCAAGCTGATCCGTGACGCTGTCGAGGATGCGATGAAGGCGGAGAAGGCCGAGCATCTCGAGGCGCTCGAGGCGTCGGCGGAGGAGTCGGGTGCGAAGTCGTGGAACGTGACTCTGGGCGGGGAGAAGGTCGCCGCGGTGACTCTCGCTCAGCGTGCCGGTGGCCCGAAGGTGGTCGATGAGGACGCCCTCGCGGAGCATCTCGAGGCGGCCCGGCCGGACATGGTCGAGACGGTGAAGCGGCTCAAGCCGTGGGCGGCGAAGGAGATCCTCGCGTCGATCGTGGACGCGACGGAGGACGGTGGGGTCACGAAGGACGGGGAGATCGTCCCCGGCATCGTGATGGTCGAGGCCGGCGCGCCGTACCAGTCGCTCCGCTGGGATGCGAAAACCGACGGCAAGGACGTGGTCGCTGATGCGATCCGTTCGGGTGCTCTGCGGGACCTGCTCGCCGACACGGGCCTGCCGATGCTCGAGCAACGATGAGCACGACGGACATCGTCCTCGAGCTGTCCCGGATCGGCAGGGAGCTGGACGCCCTGTCGACCGAGATCGCTCGCCTGGACGCCGCGTGCGTGGCCGCGTGGTCCGAGCACCGGAAGTCGTACGCCCGCGCGTACATCGGCGGGCAGGGCTCGATCGAGGACCGCAAGCAGGTCGCGGTGCTCGAGGTGGAGGAGCTGCGGGTCGCGGCGGAGGCCGCGGACCAGGTCCACCGTGCCGCGCGTGAGCGGATCCGCGTTCTCCGGGACCGGCTCGAGATCGGGCGTTCGATCAGCGCGGCGCGACGGTCCGAGTTCGCCGCCGAGCCGGTCGGGCAGGCGACGTGAACCGGAAGGGGCAGGCGTACTACCAACGCCAGCGCCGCCGCGCCTGGGAACGGGACGGCGGAGCCTGCGTCGTCTGCGGGCGAACCGCAGAGTCGACCCATCATCGGCAGGGCCGCTCCGGCCCGGACCCTCACCGCCTCGCGAACCTCCTCACCCTGTGTGGTGACGGGGTCCGCGGGGACCACGGCGAGATCCACGCGAACCCCTCCGCCTCGTACGCGTACGGGCGGATGGTGCCCCGCCTCGGGATCCGCACCCCCGAGGACACCCCTGTGCTCACCCGGTTCGGGTGGGTGCTGTACGACAACGACGGCGGGACCACCGCCGCTGAACCCATGAAGGAGACCGCATGACCACCAGCACCATCGTCATCTATGGCGCATCTGACGACCTGATCGAGGTCGACGGAGCCGTGCGTGAGGAGTTCTACCTGCCGCAGAGCGGGTCCGCCGACGTGCTCCTCGTCGCCCCCGACGGAGGATCCCTCGTCGTCAACGTCGGATTCAGCGACCGCAACATCGACAGCTGGCACGTGGCCGTCGAGTCCCACGGGGCGCAGAGCGTCAGCTGGCCGATGCGCTTCGTTCCCCGTCCCGGCGATGACCACGACCCCGCGATCGAGATCGACGCCCCCACCGGCACCACCGTCACCGTCCCCGGGCAGGAGAACTGAACCCATGGCCAACGACACCACCATCACCGTGATCGGCAACCTGACCGCCGACCCCGAGCTCCGCTTCACCCAGTCCGGCATCGCCGTCGCGTCGTTCACCATCGCGTCCACCCCGCGCGCCTTCGACAAGCAGGCGAACGAGTGGCGCGACGGCGAGGCCCTGTTCCTGCGCTGCTCCATTTGGCGGGACGCCGCGGAGAACGTGGCTGACTCCCTCGAGAAGGGCGCCCGCGTGATCGCGCAGGGCAACCTCGTCCAGCGCTCGTTCACGGACCGGGACGGCAACAACCGCACCTCGATCGAGCTGAACGTCCTCGAGGTCGGCCCGTCGCTCAAGTACGCGACCGCGAAGCCGAACAAGGTCGACCGCCGGAACGGTGGCCGTCCGGCTGCTCCGTCCCCGCAGGGCGAGCAGTGGAACGGCGGCGGTCAGGCCGCTCCCGCTGCTGACCCGTGGGCCGGTGGCGGAAACCAGGGAGGCTACGACGATCCGCCCTTCTGACCAGCACTAACGCATGACCGAGGCCTCCGCTGTAGCGGGGGCCTTTCTCGTGCCCGCAGTACAGCCCGGCACTGGCAACGCGACGTTCGAGACGTCAGCCGGGCACTCCCCTACCTGAAAGGAACACTCCCATGCACGACACCACATCATGGCGCACCTGCCCCTGCGACCCGTGCCGGGACCGCACCCGCGCCTACAACCGCAACTACATGCGCAGCAAGCGGAAGGACCCAGCGCCCCGGCTCGTGCCCGCCGATTCTGTGGTCGACCACCTGACCGCTCTGCGGGGCGCGGGCTGGTCCACCCGGGACCTCGCTGACGCGTCCGGTTATGCCCGCTCGACGTTGATGCGGGTCCTTCGGGGTGAGACGCGGCTGGTCCGGTCGGTGATGGCTGAGGATCTGCTGTCGATCGAGGTGGGGTCGTGAGCTGCGCGTACCGGGCGTGCGTTGAGGCGGTGGTGGAGCACGGGGTGTGTGCCCGTCACTTGCTGGTCACGTACGCGGCAGCGCGGCGTGCGGCGGCACTGACTGGGTATGCCCGCTTGAGCGCGGTCACGGCGGAGATGAGAGCGGCATGAGGTGCCCGCACGTCCATCCGATCTTGCGCACCCGATGCACCCGCCCGGCAGGGCATCCACTCCCACACATCGCTGGATTCACAGACAGGAGAACGACGTGAGCCGCTCGCCCGCACAGCTCGCCGCGCTCAAGAACTACCGGGATGCCGAGCAGGCCCGGAGCGCGGACCGAATCGAAGACCTCGAGTTCCTGATCGAGCAGCGCGTCCCCGTGCCCGAGGCTGTGGCCCGAGTCGGATGGACGCTGTCTGCTGCCTCGCGGGTCCTGTTCCGGCGGGGGCATCCGCTCGCCAGGGTGATCGAGCGCGAGAGAAACCGGGCGCGGAGGGCCGCGTGATGGCCACCTGGACCCCTCCTACGGGCTGGGTGATCCCGTCTCAGCCCCGGTCCCCGAAGTGGTCGCCGTACACGGCGCACTACAGCTCGGGCCCGTCCGGAGTGGCGGGGAATGTGCGGGTGCTCTGCGATGAATGGCTGCGCGTCTCCCTCCCGTCCCGCCCTCGTCCCGAGACCCCGTATTGCCTCGCGTGCGCACGACTGATGCCACGCGGGCCTGTCCAGCTCGACATGCTCAAGCTCCTCGAAGGGGTGTCCTGAATGGCGACCGTTGATCGTGAACGGCTCCGCGACGCGGCGGGGGCGGTGCACCTGTACACGCCCTGTCCGGACACTCCTGACCGTGTGACGGGGCATCGGGAGCCGCCGGAGCATCCTCACCCGGACGCGATTCTGCATGCCCGCTGGTCGGGGTGGGGGATCCCGCCGGACGAGACCCGCTCCCTCGAGGACGTGGCCGCGTACTACGCCGCACACCCGAACGGCGAGGGGCACCCCGTGTCCGGGGACGAGACGGTGCGGTTCCGGCGGTGGCGCTCGACGGAGCACTACTGGCCGCGGTTCCGGGACGTCGCGCACGTCCTCTACCCGGGCGGGCGCCTACCGGTCCCCGTCGGCGACGAGCCGGCGCCCGAGCAACACCCTGACCAGCTGACCATCTTCGACGCCCTGGAGGCGATGACATGACGATCCAATACGACGGCCACGGTGCCGTCATCACCGAGACGGTCCACGAGCTCGAGGACCACCGCACCGACCCGCCCACCCTCGAGCAGCCGGGCGAGTCCTGGTGCAGGTGCACGTGTGGCGAGGAGATGGAGTCGCAGGGCTCCGCGGGCGGGCCCGAGCAGTCGATCGGCGAGATGTTCGCGCTCCACCTCGACGAGGTGGCCGCATGAGCACCTGCGACTGCACGATCACCGACTACTGCGGCGCGATCCCTCCGGGGAGTGACACCGGCTGGTGCAACCGCCCCGCCGGGCACGACGGTGAGCACTCCGAGTGCTTCTTCCTCCCCGGTGGCGGTAGGGCGCATCGCGCGCGGAGGTGGGCCTCATGATCCCTCGCGCTCTCCCGCGTCTCGTCACGGACGCGCTCACGAACCGTTGGCGGATCCACCTCAGCGCGCACCCGCCGTGCGTCGGGGCGTACTTCACCTCTCTCGAGGCTGACGAGGTGGAGATTCAGTGGGAGGACGGCCGCTGCACGTATTCGTCCGTCAACGGCTCCCCGACCCCGTACACGCAGTGCACCCGCCTGATCCGATCCCCCGAAGGAGCAACATCATGACCACCACTGTTCGCACCATCTTCTCGATCAACGCCACTGACCGCTCCCACGACTTCCTCGTGATCCGCCGAGGCCCCGCAGGAATCTCGATCGAGGCTCAGAGCCGGGAAGACGAGTGGGAGTCCGCCACGGCGGGACCGTTCACGCCCGAGCAGCTCCGTGCCGCGCTGGACGAGGTTGCTCCTGCCGGGTCCTACACCCGCACCGACGAGGAGGACTGGCAGGCCCGCGCCGAGAAGGCCGAGCAGGAGCGGGGCGCGGCGCGGGTCGCTGGCCGTCTGGCCCTCCAGCAGCGCGACGCCGAGAAGGAGCGCGCCGACGAGGCAGAGCAGGCGCGGGATCACCTCGCCACTGTCCTGGCGACGACGGCACGGCAGCGAGACGAGGCCGACAAGCGCAACGCCCGCCCCCTCACCCCGGACGCGATCGAGTCCGTGCTGCACGACGTCCTCCCACTCTCCACGGAGCACCTGGAGGCCGACGACATTGCGAACATCGCATCCGATCTCCACGCCGCTCTCACCGAGCCGACCCGCCCCGAGGGTGCCGAGCACTGGGAGACGTGGCTGTCCCGGCTCGACTACCTCCACGACGAGACCGGCGCATCACGGGCCGACCTCGCCACCCTTGCGAACGACCTGGCGACCGAGGTCGGCCTCACCCCCACCAGCCCCGAGGAGCAGCCGTGAATGACCCCATCACCGCCCTGATCGCCACGCACCGCGCGGTCGCCGAGCAGGCCCGAGCAGATGGCGACCCTGGCCGCGCCAACTTGCATGACTGGGCCGCGGACCAGGCCCAGCACTTCCGGAAGGAGCAGACCCGATGACCACCGACCCCTTCACCGAGGCCGAGCTGGCGGACTATGCGCGAGCCGAAGCCGAGACCCGGTGGCCCCAACGCAGGGCGGGCCACTACGTCCAGCAGCTCGCCTTCGTGGCCGGTGCCGAGTGGGCGCGTGCCCACCTCGCCGCGCAGGAGGGGCACCGTCGCGTGCGGAAGTACGCCGACGACTGGGACACCTGCACGTGCGGGTACGACGCATGGCCCTGCCGCTCGCAGGAGCCGACCGACGCCGAGGTCGAAGCCGCCGCACGGGCCATCGCGGCGGAGCAGGACAGGCGCATCGGCCTCAAGGCCGGGGTTTGGTGGAGTGCTGAGCGCCGCCGCAATCTTGCCCGAACAGACGCGCGCGCCGCTCTGTCCGCTGCCCGTGCCGCCCGACGAGACGAGACAGGAGACCGGGCATGACGACTGAGCCGTTCACCCCGCACGCCGACTCAATCCAGACCGCCTGGGTGCTCATGTGCCAGCAGTCGAGGATCTCCACGCAGCCGCCCGTTGAGGAACTGGAAGCCGAGTTCGGCCGGTTCCTCGCCCGTGTCCGCCGAGACGCCGCCAGGGAAGCACTCGGCGGGCTGGCCGATGAGGCGATCCACGTCAACTGGGAGATGGACGGTCCCGCGTTCGCCCTCCGCGTTCGGCGATTCAAGAACCGCAAGTACCCCGAGGAGACCCCGTGACGAGAGACGAAATCAACGAGGGCATGAAGCGCCCAGATCAGATCGACCGCACCCACATCATCGTCCGAGAGGACGGCGAGGAGTTCGTGGCCGAATGGGACGGCGAGGAAGTGCGGGCCGGGAACCCGTTCGGCCTCGACTCTGCGCTCACCGACGCGGGGGCACCTCGGCCCCGCTCGCTCTGGCTACTCACCGAGGAGACCCCGTGAAGATGGAAGACCTGTCGGACGATCCGACCGAAGAGGAGATCGACGCCTACCTCGAAACCCTGGACACCACCTGCCACCTGTGTGGCAAGGAGACCTACGGGGCGGCGGGGATCAATGACCGCTTCTACTGCCACCCCGACGAGGGGCCATCCTGCTACGTGCAGGCATCACTTCTAGGAGAGCCAGAGTGACCGTACAGCCCACCCGAGACCAGCTACGAGCACTCGCCAACGCGGCCACCCCAGGGCCGTGGAATCCCCACCCGGCAGGAAAGTACGTCTGGACCGAGGAGTTGGGCGGCATCATCCAGAACTGGTCCGATGACGCCAACGCTGTGGCCGACATGGAGTTCATCGCCGCCGCGCGTGAGGCTGTCCCGGCGCTCCTGGACCGTATCGCTCGCCTGGAAGCGCAGACCAGTATCCGTGGCCGCGCTGTCGTCATGTACCGCGAGAGGGCACGGCAAGCCGAAGCCCGGATCCGTGACCTCACCCAGGACGTGCAGGACGAGCGCGGCGCAGCACTCGATCAGATGGAGCAGGTCCAGATCAGGGACGCACGGATCAAGGCCGTACGGGACGTGCATCGAAAGTGGACCGTTGGCGACCCGTGCGACAAGCGCCGAGGGTGCGGTGGTGCCGACTGCGCACCCCACGTCAACGGGCACGGAGACAAGGTGTGGCGACACTGGCGAGACGACTGCACAGGGTGCGCCGCCGCCTGGCCGTGCCCCACGATCCGCGCGCTGGACGGTGGGGCATGAGCGACGACGAGCTGGCCGAGAAGATCACCGCAGCCGTGATCGACGCGTCCGAGGCCTACCTCGCGCCCGGCCTCATCTCCTACGAGACCGACCAGCTCTACGAGGACACCCGCACCGCCGTCGCGCTGACCATCGCTCAGCACCGAGCCCCGCTCGGCCGCTGACCTCCACCCCCGCAAGGCCCGTCACCCCTCGTAGTGGCGGGCCTTTCTGTTGCCCGAAGGAGGGCCATGCAAGAACTCGTCATCGACATTCCCGCCCCCATGTGGCAGACCTCGAACCAGCGACTCCACCACATGGAGCGCGCACGCCGGACGAAGCACGTCCGCACCCTCGCCGGCTGGACCGCCCGGCAGCTCGAGCCCGTCACCGGCACCGTCCACGTCATGGCCCACATCTCCGCGCCCAAGAAGTCCCGCGCAGACGTCGGCAACACCTACCCCACCGTGAAAGCCGTCATCGACGGACTCACCGACGCGGGTGTGTGGGCGGACGACAACGACGACCACCTCATCGGGCCCGACATGCGCCGCGCAGCCCCGACAGGCACGCCGGGCATGTACCGGATCCGACTCACCATCACACCACTCTGAAAGGAGGCGCTGTGCGCATCCGCAGCACCAAGCCGGAGTTCTGGCGGTCCGAGCGCGTGGCCCTGCTCTCCTGGGACGCCCGCCTCGTCCTCAAGGGCCTCGAGTCCTACGTCGACGACAACGGCGTCGGCAAGGACGACATGGCGCTGATCCTCGGTGACGTGTTCTCTCGCGACATGCTCGCGAACCCTCGCGACACTCTCGCGAGGGTGTCTGCATCCGTTTCCGAGCTCGCAGAGCACGGATTCCTCCACCGATACGAAGCCGACGGCACCCGACTCCTCTACCTGTCCTGGTGGGACTCGAACCAGCGCATCGACCGACCCGGCAAGGGACGTTTGCCCAGGCCAGACGGCACGATGGAGTACAAGGACTCCGAGATTCGCGACAGTGTCGCGAGCCCTCGCGACACCCTCGCGCCTGGAACAGGGGAACAGGGGAACAGGGGAACAGAGGATCAGGGGAACAGGTCGGCTCCCGCCGACCCGCCTCGCGAAGACGTCGAGCACATCTGCACCGTGTTCGCCGACCTCTGCCAGTCCACCGCCACCAACGGCAAGCGCCCCACCATCACCAAGGCATGGCGGGACGCCGCCCGCCGCCTCATCGACATCGACGGCCGTTCGGTCGACGACATCGAACGGATCGCCCGATGGGCCCACGCTGACGACTTCTGGGTCAGCAACGTCCGATCCCTTCCGAAGCTGCGGGAGAAGTTCGAGACCCTCACCCAGCAGGCGCAGCGCCCCGCCCGTCAACAACAAGCCCGACCGAACCGCGACATCACCTCGGGCATGTCCCTCGTCGCATCCCATCAACGCCTGTACGGAGACGGAGCATGACCGACCTCGAACGCCCCACCACCATCCGCGAACAGCTCGAGCAGTCCCGCCGCGAAGCCCCCTCCGAGGTGGTCGTCGCTGCGGACGGTAGCCAGCACGTCATCCAGTGGGAAGGCACCCCCGCCCCGCGGCAGTGGCTGACCACGTTCCTCGACGGCCTCGTCACGGCACGGCTGATCGAACCGTTCCCCGAGATCCCAGCGAACCTGCCCCCGCCTGAGCGGAAGGTTGCGGAGAAGCGCCTCGACGACCGCCTCGCTGAATGGCACAAGCCCCTCGCCGGCCTCCCCATGGAAACGCTGACCGCGGCGGGTGAGCACTTCCGCCGCAACGGCGTCCCGGACGGGCGGTGGGGGTATCTCAAGCCGTCGGATCTGTCGCGGTGGATCCGGCCCCGGCTGCGTCGCCGAATCCCGCTCGGGAAGGAGTGCGAGGCGCACCCGTCCGAGTGGCGGCACTCGTGCACGCAGTGCGAGTACGCGGGCCCTGTCGACCCCGCGAAGGCTCGTTCGTACATCGCTCAGATCCGCGCGACCCTCGCCCAGCGAAAGGACACCCCGTGAGCGCAGACCGACTCCCCGAGAAGCTGCTGACCATCTTCACCCCGGTCGCCTGCACTGAGTGCGGCGAGACCATGCCGGCCGGAACCGTCGCGTGGATCCCCGGCTGGGGTCAGATCGCCCACTGGTACTCCGTTGGAGGCTGTTCCGCCTACGAAGAAGAAGACGACGACTGGGACGACGACGAGGAGGACGACCTGTGAAGCCCTGCACCGACCGATGCCGTCGCGCAGCCGGCACGTGCTGGAACCCCGACCGCGACATCCGCCGGATCCACATCGCCCTCCACCGCATGAGAGGCAACCAGATCGCGGCCGACCTCCGCGACCAGATCGACGAGCACGCCGCCGCGTGGCGCGCACAACTCACGAAGGGCACCCGATGAGCCGCTACAAGACCACCACCCGGTCCACCACCACGACCACCCACAAGATCGACCTGCCGGGCGCCACGCTGGACGACCTCCGACGGCTCGTTGAGGCGACCGTCCACCTCGGCGCGGGCTCACCGATCCAGACCGACATGTTCGGGATCTCCCTCGCCGTGCACGAGGCCCGACTCAACGAGGAGGACACCCCGTGAACATCGACCCCCGGCAGATCTACATCGACGCCATCGTCGCCGAGTACCGCGTCATGGGCCGGATCCAGCGATGGCTGTTCCATCGGATCGCCCCGTTCACCGAGATCGCGGCACGCCACCTCGAAGCACTCGACGAGGAGGGCCGATGACCACCTGGCACCGCATCGACGACCACGGCATCCCCGTCCAGTTCACCGCACGCCCCAACGGGCAGGGGAACTTCGTCCTGACCCCTCAGGAGCTCGAGGGGCTCATGCGGACGGGCGGGTGGAAGCCCGGCCCGAGCCCCCGCCCGCAGCCGCCGAACGTTCTCGGCACCCCGTCCACCGACTTCCCCCTCAGCGCATAGGAGACCCACTGATGGGATTCATCATGCCCCTCTCCCAGCCGCCCGTCCGCGTCGCCCCCGGGGTCACGTTCACCGTGGGCCGCTACGGCACCGTCAACCACATCGCCCGCACTGTCTCGCCGTCCAAGCGCGAGAAGGGTCAGGCACTCCTGGCCTGGTGCGGCATGTCCGGGCACATCCCGGATCTCTACCTGGACGACCGCACCGCCCGCACGAACCGCGAGAAGCGGATCTGCAAGAACTGCAACTGGAGGGCTCAATGACCACCCTGTACCGCCCTGTCCTGATCGAGTCCGTCGAGCAGGCCGAAGCACTGCCCGTCGGGACTGTCGCGCTCGACCACCCGACCGGCAACGCTGACCGGCTCCCCTACGTGAAGGCCACGGCCGCGCGCTGGGCAAGTGTGTGGGGTGTCGATGACCTCGGCGCGATCGACGCGTACGGCACCGCACCGAACGAGGCCATGGTCGGCGACCGCGCTCTCGTGCCCATCGAAGCCGAGGAGGAGACCGACGCCGGACTCGACCTGACCCCGCTCCGCCGCCTCGTCACCCCCTGGGAGGAAGCACAGTGACCTCGTTCGAACTCATCGGCACCATGCGTGACCGCCTCGAGGACGTGAGGCAGTGGCGCGAGCAGCTGTCCGACGTCATGCTCACCATCTCGGGATACTCCATGGACCTCACCGGCATCCGCGGCACCACCGACCGGATCCCCGGCGGCGACGCCCTCACCATGCTCGGCCCCTGGGCGGCTGACGCGGACCACGGCGACGACCTCCCCCATCCTGATCAGGTCCTCCGGGAGTGGCGCGAGACCATCACCGAGGAGAGACGCGGAGGCTCGTGGGAGGAATGCTGGCGCTGGCACTGGGACTCCGCGCCACGCATCCTCGAGACCCCATGGGGCGAGGAGTGGCAACAAGACCTCACCGCCCTGTGGTGGCGCCTCGCCCGCCTCACCGGCAACGCCCCCAAGCACGAGGAAGACACAATGCGGGGAGCACTCGACTGCATCGCCGCTCGCGACGACCTTCCACCGGAGCTGCGTCTCACGGCACGGGACGCGGACCGGTTCTGGCCCGGCATCGAGCAACGACTCAAGGACGACCGCCACCACAAGCGCCCCACCCCAGAGCGCTCCGACGACCGCACCTACCTCGTCACCGACCTCCGGGAATACTGGGCGTGTCGACTTGCGTCGATCGCTTGACCATGGCAACCTGGATCTGACCCCGAAGTGGGTCCGAAACCGAAGCCTCGAGCCGCATACGGCCGGGGCTTTCTTCATGCCTGAAAGACCGTGACCACCGCCCCCGCGCCAGCAGGGACGACCACGGCACACCCCCGTAGCTCAGAGGCAGAGCAGGCCGGTAGCACCGGCACCCGGGTAGCTCCCGGAGGCGCAGGTTCGAGTCCTGCCGGGGGTACCAGGTGTCCGGCGAGACCGACGGGCCAACGATCCTGACACCCGAACCCCCGAGTAGCAGCGCACGACGCTCCTCGGGCCGCGCACGCAGGAAGACCCAATGAATCCCATGGGGAACCTCAGCGGTGCGCAACCCGCCGCCCCGGCCACCGAGACAAGTGGACCGGGGCCGGCGGGCACCAACACGTCACGCCGACCACGGCCAGGAGGTCAACGGAGGTCAGCCATGGCAGACCGCCGCACCTACACGCCAGCCGAGAAAGCCGAAGCCCTCAAGCTCTACGAAGAGCAGGGGCCCACCGCCGCATCCGAGCAGACGGGGATCCCCAAGGGGACCATCGCATCGTGGGCGATGCGCGCCGGTTTGCAAACGGATCGCACGCCAAAAACGGCAGCGGCAACGCAGGCGGCATCCGTGGACGCTGCATCCGTCCGGCAGGGCGTCGCGTCGAAGTCCATCAGCGCCGCCGACAAGGCCGTCACCGCGATCCTGGACCGCCTCGACACCGAAGCGCACGAGATGCCGTTGAAGGAACTCGCCACCGTGCTCGGCATCCTGTCTGACAAGCACGCGGTGATCACCCGCATGGACGCCGACGCGAACGAGCACTCCGCCGTCGATGAGTGGATCGCCCACATGATCGGGGGCGGCGACTCGTGAAGCTGCAGCCCCTCCCAGCGAAGGCCCGCCTCGCGCTCTCTCACCCTTCCCCGTCCATCGAGGCGTATGAGGGATCCGTCCGATCCGGGAAGACAGTCGCGACGCTCATCGACTGGGCCCGCTACATCCGCACCGGCCCCGCCGGGCAGCTCGCGATGTGCGGCCGCACCGAACGCACCGTCATCAACAACCTGATCCTCCCGATGCAGGAGATGTTCGGCCCGTCCCGCGTACGCATCAACTACGGCTCCGGCGTCGTCACGGTCTTCGGCCGCAAGGTCCACCTCTACGGTGCGAACAACGAGCAGGCACGCACCAAGATCCAGGGCGCCACTCTCGCCGGCGCGTACGTCGATGAGGCGTCGACCCTGCCGGAGTCGTTCTTCAACATGCTGTACACCCGCCTGTCCGTCCCTGGCGCGAAGCTCTGGCTGACCGCGAACCCGGAGGGGCCGAAGCACTGGCTCAAGACGAAGTGGCTCGACAAGGCCCGCGTCTGGGTTGATGGCAAGGGCCGGGTCATCGAGCAACCTGCCGACGTGTCGCTCGAGCTGCACCGGTACACGTTTCTCCTTGACGACAACGAGGCTCTCGACCCCGCCTATGTGGACCGGACGAAGCGGTCCTACTCGGGTGTGTTCCGTCGCCGCTACATCGATGCGGAGTGGGTCGCTGCGGAGGGCAGCGTGTATGACCAGTTCGACGAGGACCGGCATGTCATCCCGTTCGCGGAGACCCCGCAGATCGCGCGGGTGCTCGCGGCTGGGATCGACTACGGCACCACGAACCCCACGAGCGCGTTGATCCTCGGCCTCACCGCCGAGCAGCACCCCCGCCTCGTGTTCCTCGACGAGTACCGCCACGACCCGGAGACGCACGGGAAGCTCACCGACGCGGAACAGTCCCGCCGGATCCGCGCGTTCCTCAACGGCCGGCACCACCCCACCCAGGCACTCCCGCAGCCGCCGTACACGGTCATCGACCCCGCCGCCGCATCGTTGAAGGTGCAGCTCGCCCACGACGGGCACCGCGGCATCTGGGACGCCGCAAACGACGTCCTGCCCGGCATCAAGCTCATGTCGTCCCTCATCGCCACCGACCAGCTCCTCATCACCGACAGGTGCAAGGGCCTGATCGGTGAGCTCCCCGGCTACGTGTGGGACGACAAGAAGACCGAGAAGGGCGAAGACGCACCCGTGAAGGCGAATGATCATTCCGCAGACGCCGCAAGGTACGCGATCTACACGACCCAGGCCCTGTGGCGCACCGCGCTCCGCTTCACCGAGGAGGTCACGAATGCTCCCAGTCAAGGACCAGGTCTGGCCGCCGCGTGAACTGAAGCCCGTCATGATGCAGGCCGCCGTGCATGACGCATGGTGGGAGGGCGACGCCAACAGGCTCGCCGCCGTCTACGCCGGCACCACCGACGGGCAGCGACGGAACCTCCGCGGCCGCGTCGCCTCGTTCTTCTGGGGCAAGGAACAGCCCGCCCGCGAGGCCCGCACCCGTATCCACGTCCCCGTCGCCTCCGACATCTCCGAAGCCGCCTCACGCCTCCTGTTCGGTGAAGCACCCACTTGGGCCGCTGACGACCAGCGCACCCAGGATCGGCTCGACCTGATCATCGGGTCCGAGCACGCGAACGGGATCCTCCTCGGTGCGGGCGAGATGCAGTCCGCCCTCGGTGGCGTCTACTTGAGAGCGTTGATCGACAAGACCGCGTTCGACCACGCCACGTTCACGTCCCACGACGTGGACCAGGCCGTCCCCGAGTGGCGGCACGGGAAACTCACCGCGGTCACGTTCTGGACCGTCACCCGGCATGAGGGGCAGCACGTCTACCGGCACCTCGAGCGGCACGAGCCGGGCGTGATCCTGCACGGCCTCTACCGCGGCACCGCGTCGAACCTCGGCACCCGCGTCCGCCTGGTGGAGGATCCGGCGACGGAGCATCTCGCGCTCGAGGTCGGCACGAGCGGGGAGATCCCCACAGGGATCGATCAGCTCACCGCCACCTACGTGCCGAACAAGACCCCGAACCGCCGCTTCCGCACCACCCCGGGCCTAGCTGATCATGGCCGGTCCGACTTCTACGCGGCGGAGGGGATCTTCGACGCGATCGACGAGACCTACTCCTCCTGGATGCGGGACGTCCGCATCGGCAAGGGCCGCATCATCGTCCCCCAGATGTACCTCGAAGGCACCCACCCCGGCGACGGGGTCACCTTCGACGAGGACCGGGAAGTGTTCCAGGGCCTCGAGATGCTCGCCACCGGCAACGAGGACAGCCCGTTCACATCGTCCCAGTTCGAGATCCGCGTGCAGGAGCATCAGGAGACGATCCGGGAGCTCACCCGCGCCGCACTCCGCGCCGCGGGCCTCAGCCCGGCGACGTTCGGTGACGATGCCGTGCCGGTGAACACGACCGCGACGGAGATCAAGGCCCGCAAGGAAACGTCCGAGGGGACGAGGGAGATCAAGCTCGGGCACTGGCGGCCCCGCCTGACCGAGTTCGCCCGAGCACTGCTGGACCTGGACCGGGTCCACTACGGCGGCGCAGCACCTGCCGGTGAGGTGAACGTCCTGTTCGCCCGTGAAGCGCAGGCGGATCCGGAGGCTCTGGCGCGCACGGCGGGGCTGCTGTCGACGGCTCAGGCCGCATCGACCGAGACCCTGGTGCGCACGGTGAACCCGGGCTGGGATGACGAGCAGGTGATGGCTGAGGTCGCGCTGATCCGTGCCGATCAGGGCCGTGATGTGGCTGATCCGACCGGGTGGCCACTGTGAGCGGGCCGCGAGTATTCCGCGAGGTGCCGATCACTTCCGAGGTCCAGGCCCGCCAGCTTCCCCAGGGCACGGTCATCCATCGGGTGCTCAAGTTCGAGAGCGTAACCGACACGATCACCCAGCCCGAGGCGGGTGTGAAGGTCGGCGTCAACGCGTGGAACACCACCGGCACCGACGAGGACGCCTGGGACTACCTCGATCGTCAGGTGGTCGGCTGGATCGCAATGGTGCTGGACTGAGGTGGGAGGGGGCATGAATGGCTCGTCGCCCCCTCCCACCAGACCCCTGGCCCCAAGTGCTCGAAGCAATCATCGGGGACGTCACCGGCGTGTTCGCCGCGACCGAGGAACGCCTCATCAAGTCCGTCGCCCTCGAGCTCCGCACCCGCGACATCACCGAACAGACACCCCGCCTCGCAGCCATCCAGCGGCTCCGCGCGGCAGGCGAGGCCGCTGCTGCTGAGGTGCAAGAGCAGGCCGGGCCGCTCGCCGATGACGTGATCGGGCGGGCCCTCACCACCGGTGAGACGTTCGCCGAAGCATGGACCCGCTCGATCCTTGGCGACCTCCCCGGAAGCCCTCTCCCGCACGGCACCCTCGCCACCTCGCTTCTCGCGCAGGACCTGCACAACAGGTTCGAGGACGTCACGAGACGGATCCTCCGCTGGCCCGACGACACCTACCGCGAGGTCATCGCCCGCACCGTCCCCGGGATCCTGATCGGTGGCGACACCGGCAGGCAAGCCCAGGTCCGGGCATGGCGCGAACTCCGCCGCGCCGGCGTCACCGGGTTCATCGACTCCGCGGACCGGCGCTGGAACCTCGCCACCTACGTCGAGATGGCGACCCGCACCGCCACCAGGCGGGCGTTCACCGACTCGAACCTCGCCACCCTCTCCTCGTACGGCATCGACCTCGTCACCGCGATCGGTGGCGGCGGGCAATGCGAGGCCTGTGGCCGCTGGGCTGGTGCCGTCATGTCCCAGGGTGGAACCGGGGCCCGCACCGTGCAGGTGCCGCACTCGACCCGTGACACCACCGTCACCGTCCGCGTGCGCGGATCCGTCGACGATGCGATCGCTGACGGGTTCCAGCACCCGAACTGCCGCTGCACTCTCGTCGGCTACTTCCCCGGCATGGCCCAGAACACCGGCCACACCTGGACGCGAGAGTCCGAGGACGCGCAGGCCCGGCTCCGGGCGCTCGAGGTCGAGGTCCGCAAGTCGAAGCGCGACGAGATCGGCGCACTGGACGAGGACGAAGCCAAGGCCGCCCGCTCCAAGACCCGCCGCCTGCAGGCGAAGATCCGTGACCACATCGACGAGACCGGCGAGCCGCGCCGCCGTGAGCGCGAGCAGCTGAACTACGGGCACCACCCCGGTCCCCGCTGAACACCACCACCAGGAGGCAGACCCTCATGAAGATCACCCGCACCCAGCTCCTCGCACAGCTCGGCCACCTCGTCCTCGCAGAGGGCGACGGGAGCGCCGATACCGGCGGCTCTGTCGCTCAGGGCGACCAGGCCGGCACGGACGGGCAGGACGGCGCGCAGCAGGCCGCACAGCAGGCCCAGGACGACAAGGGCAGCGACGGCAAGGACGCCGAGGACTGGCAGATGGACCAGCTCCCGCCCGGCGCCCAGGACTACATCCGCTCCCTCCGCGCCGAGAACAAGCGCGACCGCACCGCCCAGCAGGAATCCGCCGCCGACAAGGCCCGCCGCGAGATCACCGAATCCATCGCAGCCGCGCTCGGCCTCGGCGAGGCAGACCCCGACAAGGTCACCGACCAGCTCGGCACCCTCACCCAGGAGCGCGACCAGGCCCTCGCCGCCGTGAAGGCGTACGAGACCCAGCAGACCATCCGCGCCGCCGCCCAGACCGTGGCGATCGACGCGGACAAGGCCCTCGACCTCAAGGCCACCGACAAGGCCCTCGAGGGCATCGACCTGACCGACACCAAGGCAGTGCAGGACGCACTCCTGCAGGTGGCGGACCAGCACCCCCACATCAAGGCCGCCTCGACGGTGGGACGCACAGGGGGAGACCACCACAGCGGCGAGGGCAACCGGCCCAAGCCGAAGGACCTGACCGCCGCAATCGCGGCAGAGCTCAACTAAGGAGGCGGCAATGCCGATCACCCTCGCGCAGGCAGCGCAGAACACCCAGTCCGACTACGACCCGTTCATCATCGACGAGTTCCGCAAGGACAACCCCGTCCTCGACACCATGATTTTCGACCAGGCGGTGAACCCCGCCGGCGGCGGCGCGACCCTCACCTACGGGTACCGCCGCAAGATCTCGCAGTCCGGGACCAGCTTCCGTGCGATCAACACCGAGTACGCCCCGTCCGAGGCGACCACCCAGGCGTTCACCACCGAGCTGAAGGTCCTCGGCGGCTCCTTCCAGATCGACCGCGTCCTCGCGAACCTCGGCCCCGCCGCGTCCGGCGAGATCGCGTTCCAGATGAGCGACAAGATCCAGTCCGCGCAGAAGACGTTCGCCGACGCCGTCATCAACGGTGACTCCGCAGCCAACGCCGACTCCTTCGACGGTCTCGACGTCGCTCTCACCGGCTCCTCGACGGAGTTCGACGCGACCACCCTCGGATCCGCCACCGCAGCGGACTGGACCGCCCTCGACGACACCGCGGCGCAGCACGCGATCCTCGACCTGATCGACGAGTGGCTGTCCGCCCTCGACGGTGCCCCCACCGTGATCCTCGGCAACCGCCGCGCGATCGCCCGGGTCCGCGCCGTCGCCCGCCGCGCCTCGATGTACACCATCTCCCCGATGATCGGTGTCGCCGAGCACGAGAACGACGGCAACGCCATCGGCCGCACCGAGCGGTACGGCAACATCGCCCTCGTCGACCCCGGCCAGAAGCCCGGCACGAACGAGGACATCATCCCCGTCGCCGCCGACGGGACCACCGACCTGTTCGCCTACCGGGTCGGCCTCGACGGCTTCCACGGCATCGCGACCGTCGGCTCGCAGCTGGTGCAGTCCTGGCTGCCGGACTTCTCCCGCGCCGGCGCGGTGAAGACCGGTGAGGTCGAGCTCGGCCCCGTCGGCGTCGCGCTCAAGAAGACGAAGGCCGCGACCGTCCTCCGCGACGTGAAGGTCTCCGCCTGATGAGCACCGACCCCCGCACGATCCAGAACCCGACCCGGGTCGGCACGCCGCTGCGTGACGCGGCTGTCGACCCGGCCCCGGGTGACTTCCTCCCGCCCGTGAACGCGGGCCTCGAGGGGGAGGAAGGGAATCCGCACGGCCCGAACGTGTACGCGCCGGGCATCCACGCCGAGCAGGGCATCCGCCCCGTCCGTCCCGGCGCTGTCTCCGCAGATGCCGCCACCCAGTCGACGGAGGAGTCGGCGCACGCCTCGCAGTGGCAGGGCGTGGAAGACGCTCCAGAGCCCGATCCGGAGCCGACTGACCCTGAGGAGGGCACCCCGTGAAGATCCGCACCAAGAACCCCGAGTTCACCGGCGTCCGTGCCGGGATCAAGTTCGTGAACGGCGTCGGTGAGACCAGCGACGAGAAGGCCGTCGGCCAGCTCAAGCGTCTCGGCTACACCGTCGAGGACGAGAGCGACGAGGACCCCCTCGGCAAGCTCACCGTCGACGAGCTCAAGGCCTACGCCGCCGAGGCTGGCATCGACCTCGGTGACGCGTCGAAGAAGGCGGACATCAAGGCGGCCATCGACGCCGGCGGCCAGCAGGACTGACACGGGAGGAGGTGGGCGACTATGCGTGACTACACCAAGGTCATGGACGCGGAGACCCGAGAGAAGTGGGGCATCCAAGACCTGGATGACCATGATCTCGAGTCGGCTTCCGCGACGGTCGCCCACCTCACCCGCGCCGCGATCTACCAGACCACACCCGACGGGTACCCCACCGGGGACCTCGCCGATGTGTTCGCCGCCGCGACCGCCGCCCAGGCGGTCTACACGGCAGAGACCGGCGACCCCACCGGTGCCGCAGCAGAGTCCGGGAGCGTGTCCCTGGGGCCGCTGTCTCTCACCTCGCGGCCAGGTGGCGGGCAGCGGTCGGCGCAGGCCCGGATGGCCGCACTGTATGCCCCGCGGGCGCTCGAGATCCTCGCCGCGCACGGCCTCCTCAACGGAGCCGTCGGCAACTCAGCGTGGAGGTGAGCCTGGTGAAGATCCCCCGCCGCCTCGTCCCCCACACCATCGTGTGGGAGCAGAAGCTCACCGATGACCAGGGCTGGGGCGACGACGAATACGCCCCGCCCGTGGAGGTGCCGTGGGTGCTCACCGTCGACGCGACCGAGGAGGAGCAGGCCGCTGGCGCGACCGAGCTCGTCTCGTCCGCGCGGGTCCACACGAACGGTGACCCGATCATCTCGGTCGGTGACCGGGTCACGATCTGGCCCGGGCAGCCGCGGGAGCGAACCGAGACCGTGGAGAAGGTTGACCACTACGAGCACCCCCGATCCCCCACCGTGGACGTCCTCCACCTGAGCTGACGGGAGGTGCTTCATGGCTGACTTCCACGTCTCCTGGCGAGGCCCCCAGATCGCCCAGAAGGTGAAGGGCGCGACCCGGGCAGCGCTCGGGAAGGGAGCCTCGTTCATCCTCGCCCAGGCCATCCCCCGCACCCCGATCCGTGACGGTGACCTCCGCTCGAGCGGCGGCACCGACGTCGCTGACGACCGCGCCTCCATCTACTTCGACACCGAGTACGCCGCACGGCAGCACGAGGAACTCGGGTGGCGGCACCCCAAGGGTGGGCAGGCGAAGTATCTCGAGAACACGATGCTCGAGGAACGCGGCCGGGCACGGGACATCATGGCAGCGGAGGTGCGGCGTGCCCTCGGTGGATGACGAACAACTGACCAGGCACCTGCGCACCCTGCTGCAGGGCATCGAGTTCCGCGACGGTCCCGCCATCGCCGCGAAGCGCCTCGCGAGCTCTCCGGACGCTGGCATCGCGATCACCGTGTACGCCACCGAGGACGACACCACCGCCCGGATCCGCCGGGTGCAGTTCTGGTGCCGCGGCCGCCCCGGTGACCCCTTCTCTGCGGACCGCATCGCCGACGACCTCCTCAACGCCCTGCACTGGCTCCACGCAGACGCCGTGATCAGTCGTGCGCAGCGGCTCTCCTTCGCCCTCCTCGGCCAAGACGGCAACGGGCGTGACGAACGCACCGACAACTACCAGATCATCCTCCGACCCTGAAAGGGCCACTCATGGTCACCTACGACCCCAGCATCGAAGACTCCCAGTACGGCTTCTCCTACGAATACGGCGTCGACATCGAGATCGCCGGCGCCTGGCAGGCGATCCGCCGCATCACCGGCGTCGACCCCCAGGTCACCCCCGTCACCGTCGAAGCCGCAACCTACGACGACCTCGGCTCCCCCAACTCCCCGAAGATCGGCGAGAACTGGACCCTCGGCTTCCAGGTCCAGCAGCAGCGCCTCGCGAGCGGCTCCTTCACCGAGGAGGTCGAGGCGCTCCTCGCCCTCGCCGAGCCCGACGCTGTGGGCGAGCTCGCGTTCGGCAGGTTCCGCTGGTACGACAAGCCCGCCGACGGCACCCCCAACCCCGACCACGCATTCGAGGGCGAGGGCACCGTGCAGATCACCCGCGCCCAGACCGGGAACGCCGAGATCGGGTCCTGGACCGTGTCGATCACCGGCCGCGGCCGCCGGAAGAAGATCGCGAACCCGTTCACCGGCTGGGTCGAGGAGACCGTCCCCACCCCCTGACCCACCACCGCTTGAGGGCCCCGTCGAGCACATCGGCGGGGCCCTCCCCATCTCACAGGAAGGGCCAGACGCCCGATGAAGGACCTCTCCGCATTCGCCGCTGACACGCTCGACATCAACCTCGGTAGGGGCCGCAAGGTCAGCATCCCCCCGCCCTCCGCATCAGACGGTGCACGACTCGGCGCACTCACCACCATCGGCACCGCAGTCGGGACCGGCGAGATCGACGACCAGACCCTCGCGATGTTCGAAGAGCTCGCGAAGGACACCACCGATAAGGACCTGCAGCGCCTCGCGCTCGGCCCCGCCCTGGACGAGATGATCGCCAAGGACTGGCCCGCCTCCGACATCCAGCTCGCCGCGACCTACGCCACCTACTACTGGGTATTCGGCGAAGCGACAGCTGACGCGATCATCGAGTCGCAGGCCGGTGATACGGGAAAATCCCGGAGACGTGGGAGGAACTAGCCCCCTACGGGATCGGCACCCCCGACGAGAACGGGATCTACCCCGACTACCGGCTTCCGAAGCACATCACGAAGAAGCAGCGCGCAGGCGTGCAGATCCCGTGGGGCCTGATCTACGCGGCCTGGCCCCACGTCGTCGCCGACCTGGCCCAGTTCTACACCGTGCACTGGCACCAGGCCCTCACCTGGCCCTGGCCCGTCATCAAGGGATATGTCGAGGGCCTCTTCATCGAGCCCGACTCCCGCGTGCACCGGCTCTACATAGCCCCACGCCTCCCCCAGCAACGGGGCGCGACAACGACATAGCAGGAGGTGAGTCCGATCGCGCTTGAAGTCGGTGAACTGGTTGCCTTCCTCCGTCTCGAGGATCAGGACTTCCAGACGAAGCTGCGCCGCAACGGCGTGGACATGCAGCGCCTCGGATCGAGTGCGAAGTCCATGCTGCAGCCCGTTGCTACCGCGTTCGCGGCGGGGACCACCGCGGCCGGCGGTCTCCTCACCGCCGTTGTGGCGCAGGGCGCCGCGTACAACAAGCTGCAGCAGACGTCCCGCGCCGCGCTGACCACCATCCTCGGTGGGGCTGAGGCCGCGAACGAGCAGATGGACAAGCTGGACGACTTCGCCCAGAACTCCCCGTTCGCGCGGTCGACGTTCATCACCGCGCAGCAGCAGATGCTCGCGTTCGGCATCGAGACCGAGAAGGTCATCCCCTACCTCGGCGCGATCCAGGACGGCGTCGCCGCGATGGGCGGCTCCAACCAGGAGATCTCCGAGCTCGCGTTCATCATGGCGCAGATCTCCGCGGCGGGGAAGATCACCGGTCAGGACCTGATGCAGTTCGGCCAGCGCGGTGTGAACGCCGCGAAGCTCATCGGTGACGAGATGGGCATGACCGAGCAGGAGATCCGGGAGTCCATTACCGCCGGCACTCTCGACGCGGGTGAAGCGCTCGACGCTCTCGCCGCCGGGATGCAGACCACGTACGACGGTGCGGCCGCGAACGTGAAGAACACGATGGACGGCGCGGTCGACCGTGTCCGCGCCGCGTCCCGCGACATCGGTGCGCTCCTTGCCGCACCGTTCATCGACCCGCAGGGCGGTGGCCGGGCTCTCGACTGGGCGAACGGCTTCGCTGACCTCCTCCGCGCCGTGCAGGGGCAGTTGGAGCCGCTCGTCACCAGGCTCCTGCCGCAGATCCTCCCGATCGCGGACGGGATCACCGCCCGCCTCGAGGACGCGACCCGTGCCGTGGAGGGCCTCGACATGGGGCAGCTCCTCGCCCAGATCGGGGAGCTGTCCGAGTACGCGACCCCGATCGCCGCTGTCGCTGCTGGCCTGTTCGCGATGGGGACGCAGGCGCGCCCGATCGCGGCGCTGGGCCTGTCGATCAATCCGGTCGCCGCGGCGCTCCTCGCCGTCGTCGCGTCCTCGGAGGATGCCCGCACCGCAGCTTCCCGGCTGCTGTCTGCGTTGTCTCCGCTGACGGACGAGTTCGGGGGCCTGCTCCGCGCTGGTGGCGACCTGGTCAACACGGTCCTGTCCGGTCTGACGGGGCTCCTCCTCGAGGTCGCCGACGGGGCGAGCACGACCGGTGGCGCTGTCGATATTCTCGCTCTCGGGCTCGACGCACTCACTGGCGCGGTCCAGTTCGTGAACGACGTAGTCGGCCCCCTGATCGGGTGGCTCACCGACGCCGCCGCTGCCGCGTCGGGATTCGAGGGACCGATCCTCGGCGTCGTCGCCGCTCTCGTTCTCATGCGGGGCGTGGACGTCGGCGGGATCCTCTCCGGCATCACCGGTGCGCTGTCGGCCGCGAGGCCCCAGTGGGAGGCGTCCCAGGCGGTTCTCGAGTCGCTCGGCCGCGAGGCCGGTGTCATGAACACCGCGATGATGACCGCCCGCGCTGGCGCGAGCTCTCTCGGCACCGCGTTGAAGGGGCTCGCGGTCGCGAACGCGCCCATGCTCGCGATCACGGCACTCGCCGGTGCGGTTGGCTACTTCATGCAGCAGTCCGCTGAGGCGAAGGCTATGGCCGACCAGCTCGTGGACACCTTCGATGACCTCACGGGCGCTGCGACGGTCGAGACCGACCGGATGATCCTGTCCCAGTTGAACGAGCAGATCAGCGCCGGGGACTGGGAGCAGTTGCAGCAGATCGGCTGGTCCTACCAGGAGGTCGTGGACGCGATCAAGGAAGGCGGCCCCGCCTACGACCAGTTGTGGGAGGACCTCGACAACACGCGGCTCGCACAGCACAAGTGGTCGCAGGAAAGCCGGGACACGGCCGGGGCGATGTCCCGCACGATGGATGCGCTGCGCGATGTCGGGCCTGCGTACCGCGGCGCGGCGGAGGAGGCCGAGCTCGGTGCGGACCAGATCGCCGGTATGGGTGAGGCTGCTGAGCTCACCGCGGACCAGCTCTCCGGGGCGGCCCGTGACGCGAAGCTCCTCGAGGAAGCCCTCGCCGTCATCTCCGACGAGTCCGCCACAGCGAGTGAGCAGCTCCGGGCCCTCGAGGAGGCGCTCGCGCTGATCTCGGGGAACGCGCGCTCCGCGGAAGACGCTGCCTTCGACTACGCCAAGAATGTCCGCGACACCACCGACGCGGTTTCGGACCTGGCTTTCGAGCAGGAGCAGCTGGACGAGATCCTCAAGGACGACGGCACCTGGAACGAGCGTTCGGAAGCCGCGCAGCTGCTTCGTGAGCAGTTCTCGGGGCTCGCCGATGACGCGAACGTCTGGGCGGTGGAGCTCAATAAGGTCGGCGACACCGAGGGCGTGCGTGAGGTGTACGACGGTCTCTACGAGGACGTCCTGGCCGTGGCTGAGGCCGCGAACCTGGGCGCCGAGGAGACGAACGCGCTCATGCTGTCCCTCGGGATCCTCCCGCCGGAGGTGATGACCGACATCCTGGTCAACGGCGAGGATGCGACTCTGGCCACGACTGAGGTGGGCAGACTTCTCAACAAGCTCCCCGCTGAGGTCGTCTCCGCGATCTACGGCGACACCACCGGCCTCGACGAGGCAGTCAACAAGACCGACCTCCAAATGGCCTACGTCGCCGGCCTGTCCGCTGATCCGATGATCGGTGCGGACGAGTCGGAGAACCTCCGCATCGTGTCCGCCGCTACGGCGAGGCTCGAAGAGCTCGACGGGATGGAACCCACCCCGGAGATCAACGCGGAGAAGGCGCTGCTCGAGAACGTCGTCGCCGGCGCGAAGATCGACCTCGACTCGATCCCCGACAAGACCGCTGAGGTCATCGCTGAGACGTACGGGTTCGACTCCGTGGAGGCGCTGAAGCGGGCGATTGACCGGCTGCAGTCGAAGACCATCAACATTCGGACGCAGTACCACACCTCGGGCACCCCGCCCCGGATCGCTACTGGTGGCCGGAACATCGCGTCGGTGAACGCGGACGGGAACGTGTACGAGCCGCGGGCCAAGGTGTTCGCGGACGGCGGGATCGAGCATCGCGTCGCCCAGATCGCCCCGGCAGGTGCGTGGCGGATCTGGGCGGAGGAAGAGACCGGCGGGGAGGCGTATGTGCCTCTCGCAGCGCACAAGCGTGCCCGGTCCCTCGCGATCATGCACGACGTCGCCGCGAGATTCGGGCACGTCATGGTCCCCGTCCACGCGCAGCGGTACGCGAACGGTGCCGTCAACACGGCGGCGCCCCAGACCACTCGCGCCCCTGCAGCCACGCCGCTGTTCGGTGACATCAACGTCAACGGGTACGGCGACTACAAGGTCGTCCGCATGATCCAAGAGGGAATCCTGGACGCGATCAGCGGCGCAGCCATCCAAATGTGAAAGGAGCGGCCCGTGAGACACCCGCCTGTATGGGGAACCGCGCAATGGTGTGACCCGCGCCTGTCACGAGTCGTAGCGGATCTGGGGGCGACTCACTGGGTGGGCCGCCCCCTCGGCGCCCCGTGCCTGCTCTTGCAGCGGCTGACCGGGTGGTGGGGCGGCGGGGCAGTCTCGGGCGGGCCAATCCGTCACGAGTGGGCTGACGGGGGTGTCCATTCGGATGTGTTCCTCCACGGTCGAGTCGTGACCCTGCGGGGCAAGATCCTGACCGAGACGGGCGATCAGCAGTTGGAGATGTTCGACGAAGTCGCGTCGATTTTCTCGACGTCGCGGACGGTGGATCTGGTGATCGAGGAGCCTGAGCGGGGGCTTGCGCGGATGTTGAAGGTTGCCCCGGTGTCGCTGCCGGATCCGCAGCCGCTTTCCGATGTGATGGCGGACGTTTCGATCACGGTCGAGTCCGCGGGATACCCACTCCTGGACGTGAATCCGCAGTCCGCGGTGATCACTCCCGCAGGGGTCCGCTTGTCGAACGCCGGGACGGCGAACGCTGACTGCACGGTCCGTTTGCGCGGGCCGCTGATGAACGCGGGGATCACCTGGGACAAGAAGGTGTGGCGGTTCAGTGGCGAGATCCCCGCGGGTGTCGTGGTCGTCGCGGACATGGGGCGTCGGAACGTGAAGAACGAATCGACCGGGGTGCAGTGGCGTCGCCGCGCCAGCGGTGACTGGCTCTCGATTCCGCCTGAGGGAATGCACGTCTCTCGCGTGGGATCGGGGGCGGGGTCTGTGACCGTGGATTGGAGGTCTTCATGGTCCTGAGGCCGACGTTCTATCAGGCCGAGTTGTTCTCGGGGAACCTGCTGGATACGCCGCTGCCGCTCGAGCAGGTGAGTCTGTCGTCATCCCTGGCCCCCGGACGTTTCTCGGCGGTACTGGATTGCCGGAAGCTCGGCGTGTCTGTGACCGAGGCCCGGAAGATCGTCGGGTTCATGAAGCGGTCGCAGACGACGCTGGTGCCCGTGATCGAGACGCCGCCGGATGAGGACGGGCTGCCCACGTCAACGCCGCTGGGCGAGTGGCTGATCGAGGACGTGACGGACGATATACCGACTCCCTTCGTGCGGCTCTCGGGGATCGAGTTCTCGGGCTATGCGAAACGGCGTGCCTTGGCCCGTGACTGGGGTGGCCCGGAAGTGGACCCGCTCGCTGCGGCGGGGCAGATGTGGCAGACCCTCGCGACCACGGATCAGGTGATCGAGATCGTGGCTGGGTCGTGGCGTTCTCCGGCTCGTGTGGTGCTGGATATGCGGCGGCACACGATGACGTATTGGGACGCGATGGAGGAGCTGTCAGCGACGGAGGAGGCGCCGTTTGAGTGGTGTTTCCGGCCCCGCCTGTATTTCGACTGGTATGCCCCGCATCGTGTGGGTCGGTTCATGGACTTCGGCCAGCCGGTCCTGTCGATACCGCGCCCGGATGTCACGCTCGAAGTGGCGGCTACGGGGTCTCAGGCGTCACTTATCTCGTCCACCCGGACGTGGGCAGAGTCAGGGTCGGTGTCTCATGTGTGGGGGTTCGGCGCAGGGTCCGGTGACGAGCAGATCCGTGCGAACTCCGTGATGTGGAGATCCGGGCTTGAACCCGCACGGGACTCGATCGTGACGGTTCCTACAGCGCTCACGCCGACGCAGTTGAAGCGGTACACGAACGCGGCTGTGGATCGTCTACGGCCCGAGAAGCAGGTGTTCCAGGCACGGATGCTGTCGGAGGTGCACACTCCCCAGATTGGGGAGGTGTACGAGTGGCGGAATGACGAGTGCTGGACGCGCGACGAGGCCGAGGGGCAAGTGCGCTGCGTGGGGTGGTCGTGGTCGTCAGGCCAGGCCCTTGACGCGTACACCCTGGATCTAGTGGAGGTGGCGTGATGTTCCCACAGTCGGTGTCGAGCAATCTCCGCGATCTGAACTCTCGCACCGGTCGCGTCGGAGTTGCGCCGCTGGGTCCGGTATCGGTGAAGCCCGGTGACGGGTCTTTGCACTTCACCGATGACGAGGGACAGACCGTGTTCGGTACTGACGATCGTGGCGCGCGGGTCCACCACCGCGGCGAGACGCGGCTGCTGAACCCGCTGCTCGAATCGCAGGCGGATACGGCTGACGGGTTGGAGTCTCGTGTCTCGGGCGCCGAGGATGAGCTGGGTGCTCATGACACGCGTATCACGGCGGCGCAGTCCACTGCTGATGGTGCGGTGACGGCTGCAGCGGGCGCCTTCACCCGCGCAGAGGACGCGTTCGGACGGGCGGGACGCGCCCTTGCTGATGCCGCGACCGCGCAGTCCACCGCCGATGGTGCAACGACTGCCGCGGCAGGTGCGTTCACTCGAGCGGAGGACGCGTTCGGGCGGGCTGGCCGAGCGCTTGCTGATGCCGCGACGGCGCAGTCCCGTGCTGACTCTGCGTGGACTCGCGCGGGGACGGGGATCAGTAACGCGTCGACCGCGCAGCAGCGAGCCGATGCCGCGTATTCCCGCGCCGGGACTGCGGAGAGCGAAGCAGCGGCAGCGAATGCTCGGGCCACGAAGGTCATCAACTGCATCAACGGGATCATTCCTGCCGGAGCGAATCTGTCGAGCGGAGGATTCTCCACGATGGCGACGGCGAGCGAATGGCAACAGCTGAAGGACTGCATCAACTCATGAGCAACGTGACCTCTGACCCGTCCTGGCTCCGGCCACCACCTCCGCCTGATGCTGTGCCGCGCGAGAACATCCGCGTGATTCTTGCGGCGCTCGGCCTGCCTGTCGATGATGTGCGCGACCTGTCCATCGGCCCATCATCCGTGACGTTCAGTGTCGTGGTCCGGGACGAGTCGGGCGCGGTCTCGATGCAGGACGGACTCGCCTCGTACCGGACGTACGCGGCTGTGATTGTTGAGCCGGACGGGTCTTCGCTTGACACGTGACTGCCCCCTTTTTCTTCAACCCCTACCGTTCGGTGTCGGGGTTTCTACGCACGCCCGAGGAGGGCCATATGACTAGCACTATCGTGCCGCCGGTGGATCTCGCTCCCGGAATGCCGTCCCGCGTCGTGACAATCTCGGCCACCGATGTGACTGAGGGCGGGCAGTCGATGGCGGGCGGCGTGCTGCTCACCACCGACACCACCATCACCATGCAGGAGGCCCCGAATGTCGCTTGACTTCTCGCCGAGCGTCCCGTCACGGGTCGTGGAAATCTTCGCGCTGGAGTTCGCGGAGGACGCCCCCAAATCGGGGACCGTCACGTTCTCCCTGGACTGCGACCTGCGCCACCCCGCGTCCGGCACCATCCTCGCTGCGGGATCGCGGACCGTGCACCTCGTGGACGGGAAAGGCCAGTTGCGGATCTTCACTGACACGGCGGGGCTGACCAGCGACCACATGACCCGTCAGGGTGACCCCTGGGGCATCACGGTGAAGAAGTCGTGGCAGTCCCACCCCTACCAAATCCGTGTCCCTGCGGGTACGGGGCCGATCAGCCTCGCGGAAATCCCCGCGTTCGATTGGAGGACCCAGTGA